AACGAGTGATTAAGTCCGTGATATCGGATGCGTCAATCGTTTCAAGGGATAAGTCAAACTCCGGGGCTTCGTTTACGTTAGGCAGTTCCGTGTAGCCTGTGGTCGGACGAGTCCCGGCAGTAGTTTCCCAAGCGTAAACAACTTTCGCACCAACTGTCGTGATTTCAAGTGCCATTTGATTAAATCTCCTTACCTTGAGGTAATGTTGAAATGATTCTCCGCACCGTCATACCCAACGGAAACAATGCCGCTATAACGAAGCGTGAGTCTGTATATGTTGCGGTCTACGTTGGGAGTCCGAAGGTACATTGCCCTGCGGAAGCCCAACTTCGACAGCGATTCATCCACCACGGAAGCGATTTCTTTTGCGTCAGACTTCCGTGTCTGTGAAACTGTGAAAATGTTGACCGTAAAGGTCTGCTCGGCGGCGAATTCCCGGCATTCGGCGGTCATGGATGCGGCGTGGGTGGTGTTGTCGGACATTTCGATGCAGACATGGGGAAAAGAAGCCGGATTTTCCGTATACTCGGACGAGCAATCCACATTGGTAAATGCGGCAAGCAAGTCGGATCGCACATAGCTATAAACGTATGATTCGATGTCAATCATTGCCAAACACCTCTTTTACAACTTGCTCTATCTTTCTCCGCATTTCTTGCGATGCGATGTACATACCCGGTTGCTCCGGCGTGCCTCTTGTTGCTTGAGACTTCCCTTCATCGGTGGTGTAGTACCACTTCTGCTGTTTGCCGTGGCCTTTGCCATATTCTCCGATGTTTGAAACCCCCGGTGGCCTTTCTCCCCACATATAACCGCCGCTATTGAAGTACACCCCTGCGCCGAATTCGATGAACAGGAGATTGTCTCCGCTTGCCGTGAGTATGCACTCTACACTCGTTCCGTTTATCTTTCCTCTTACGGACATATATATCGGAACGGACGCATCAACAAACTGCTCTTGCGGAAATAGATACCCATAAACCGTCTGTCCGAATCGGCTTGTGTAGCCAATCTTTGCCGCATACATACCAATTTCGGCGAGTTTGTCACACAGTTCTAAGCACTTCTCCGGGAGTTCGTTATTGAACTGGTCAATAGCTTTTATTGCGTCCCGTGTGTTGCGTGTGTTACCAAGCGAAATGTTGATGTTCATTATGCGCTCACAACCGGGTACTGGAGTGCCTCGTTCTCGTTCAGTTTCCGAACGGCGTAGGAAATGTGGTTGAGGGATTTGGCTACCAACAGCACCGCATAGGGCTTGCTGTCGATGTAAAACAGGCTGTTCTCATCAACAGGGCAATCCATATCGTCCACAATCACCGTGTTGGTGTACGGCACATTGATGCCGAACAAGTCAACCTCTGCCGTGCCTCTCGATGCGGAAACGGACGCTCGGATGTAAACCGGGTCGGAGTAACTCGGAGTCTTTTCGCCTGTGTAGTAGCCGTTGCCATCCACAACCTCGGTGTAGCCATCGTAGAGGATGTAGGCGATTTCTTTTTTGTTCCGTTCGAGATTCCGCATCAATACATCCTCGCATAGGGCATGACTTCCATGAGTAAATCCTCATCGTTCACGCTACCATAAATCCGGCTAACGCCGTTTTCGGCGTGGGAAATCTCGCCCTCACCGCCTCGCCGCATGAAGTATCTCGCCGCCAACTTGCACTCCAATGCGTCATAGATCGCCGGGACGGTAGCCGTACCGGGTACGTTTCCGTAGACCCGGTACAGCCGCCGCAAAATTGCCGCCTCGGCATCAGACAGATACACTTCGCAGAGTTCGTCTGTCGCTTCCGGGTCGTTGCCGCAAAGCGTCTGCATATATACGATTTTAGTACCGATATCCATGTATCTGCCCTCGCTTCAGTAGTTATTAGCCGGAAACAGTAAGTCCGGCGTGGAGATAGATGCCCTTCACCTTGTTGTCAAAGACGAAGGTATCATGCACATAGCGGAAGTTCGCCACATAGCCGTTCGCATAAGGAACCTGCGCCGGGGTGAAAAGACGGATATCCTGCCACTTCATGACCTTGATGACCGCCGAAGGGTGGACAATCATAAAGTTGATGGCATTGCCGGACAGGCTATAGCCACCTGCGCCATTAGCCGCAGTAGGCTGTGCAAGCGTGATCTGCGTATTAAACCGGGCAGAAGGAACACGGATAATCCGCATATCATCAAGGTACTCAACATTGTAGTTGACATTGTTTTCGCTGTTGATAATGCGGCGTTCGATCTTCTGCTTAAGGGCGTTGTAGCAGGTAGGGGATACGAACAGGATACGGCCTTCGTAAGGGACTTCGTTATCGTCCATCTCCGCTTCAGCGGCAGAAATCAGAGCCGGGACATCGGTAGTGCCGGGGACGATGGTAGCCGCCGTGCCGGACAGGATGTTAGCAGTTCCGGCGAGTTTGGCGAAGGTGTAAGCATCCAGTTCCGGGATGACCTGCGTCCGGGCAGTTTCGGAAATCTGTGAAGCTACAAGCATATTCATGCTCTCTTCGTTATCGACCAATTTGTTATCGCAAAGGCTTTTTGTCCTCTGCTTCACATGGTTTCCCATGTGTTCAGCATATCTTTTCATCCTTTTGGGATGCCCCGGCCTCGTGGTGGGATTATATCTTTTCACCCACTATGCGTTGCCCCTGTCCTTGATTCTCAAGTCCTTCGGTTCGGATTAGCTTGCCTTTCGGTTTAGCCTTCCCGCTTAATTCCGGGGTTTAATGACGCCATCAGTTACGAAGTTAAGCTGTGCGTTTAGCGTCAAGCAGGTACGAACGTCCACGATCCTGTGTAAGCTGTTTGCTCTCCCAAGAGCCGCTCGAATTTCCGGCTACATAGCCGCCGCCACGGCTATAATCAGCCATGCCAAGGGTGCTGAATTTGTAGTACTTGATGGTATCAACGCCAGTCCACTCTACGCTCCCGGTATCCAGTACGGAAGACAGGGATTCTCTTTTGTAGACGGCATCGAGTCTCGGAATACACTTGTCGGCAAGCGTTACGTTGTTGCTGACAGGCATCGGATTGGTAGTTGCCATTGATTTCTTTCCTCACTTATAATTTTTGGTCACAGCCCAAAAATCTTGTCGAGTTGCTTGTCCAATTCGGACTTCGCCGCCCCGGAAGGGGGCATTCCAACCGAAAGTCCGGGCTGTTTGTTTAGCGCAGAAACATCAAGTGCTTTGCGCTGATTCTCGTTGAATGTCTTGATAGCGGCGAAGAATTCATCCTTCACCCCATCCGGGAGCGATACTGCCATAAGATTGGCGGTTTCGCCGTCAATTCCGGCTTCCATCAGCTTCGCTTTGTGTGTGCTGATTCGTTTCTCTGTGCGAAGAGCGTTCAGTTCTTCGAGTTCCGCTTTCCTCTGCTCGGCGGCATCCATTTCCTTCTGCTTCGCCTCATCGAGGGTGGTCTTGTACTGCCGCTTCCATTCGGCGGCTTCGCTGTTCGCCTTGGAGAGTGCGGCCTTGAGCCGGACTACTTCATCGGATTCCGCTTTGCTGTCGGCCTTGGGCGGCTCAACAACTGGCGGCGTGGGTTCTTTGCTGACGGCTTTTGCTTCGTCAATCTCTGCCATATTGTTCTCCTTTGCGTTTGGTTGGGCAGTTCCCTCTGCCGTGTTTTCTGTTTTAGAGTCTTGTCTGACTTTTACGATTTGAGACTTTCCTGTCTTCGCCGGGGAACTTCCCTCGGCTTTTATATATGTTTACTTACTGAACGTAAGAAAGCATAAGCAATTTACATCTTCTTCCGCTATTCCCCATTCGCCGGGGAACTGCGTCTGACCGCCGTTGATGGAGTAGAAGTATCCGTCAATCGGAGAGGAAACGCCATCAAGGAAGATGTGTGAATCCCTTGACGAGTCAAGCATCATGCAATGCCATGTCTTCGTCTTCGCCCCGGCCTTGGTTGCCGTGGTGTAGGCCGCTTCGTTGGAGTCTCTGTGCGCCTCTGTCTCTATGATTCTTTCGATGTCGGCTTGCGTACCACCATCCTCGAAATGTTGCCAAACCCTGTCTCGCCAAGTCTTGCCCTCTATCTTTTTGTCCACCACATCCATGACTTCATCCAAGGAAGAGGTAATGTTGGACGATAACTCCTCGTTGGTCTGCTCCTGTCCGTTGGCGTAGGCCAAAAGGAAGAGGTCGAGCATCTCATCGATGATGTCTTCGCAATCCTGTTTTGAGCGGATCTTTCCGTCTTCAAAGTGGATGCCGATGCTATCCTTCAGCGTATTCAGTTCGTCAAACGGCATCAGAGTCATCGAGTATCTTGGCAATGTTCTTGTTTGCCAGTTCTAATCCCCTTTCGTAGGTCGCTTCCCAAACATCATGCTGATTGCGCTTGCAATCGCACTTGAGGTCTAAGAAGGGAATCAACGCTTCCAGTTTCACGATTTTCTTCAAATCGTCTTCCCAAGTTGATTTCCCCTTCGACAGCACCTTTTCGTAGTGGGATTCCGGGGGAGTCCATTTGAACTTCGGAATGCCCTTCACGATTTTCTTGACCGGGATTTCTGACATATCCATCGGCAGTATCCACCCGGTCTTGCCGTCCTCAATGCCCTGCTCCCTCGCTACCGCAAAGTCCGTGGCGATGACAGGCGTTCCCACGCTCAGACTCTCAACGATACTGTAGCTATAGCCCTCGGTATCGCTTAACTGGACGAGGTAGTCCGCATCGGCGATGTAGTCCAAAATCCCTTCCACATCTGCCGGAAGCACCGCCATCTTTGGATGCACAGGCATCTTCGGTTGGTCGGTAAAAACCAACCATGTGAACGGCACTCCCTCTTTGTCAAACGCCTCGCACAGCTTTGTCATGCGGTCATAGCCTTTTTCCGGGGATAGCCGGGTAGCTGATACAAGGTGCAATACCTTCTTGGTCTTCTTGGGGGTGTAGGGGTTGTACATCGTTTCGATGTTCTTCGCCCATTCGTAGTGTTCCCGGATTCCGTTGGTTGTGTTTTCGGAAACTCCAAACCGATGCGTGATGCAAGGCTCTTGGCAGGGGTTGAGGTGGCGGTTGAT